TACGAAGAGCAGCCTTGATCTGGTTGCGTGTGGCATAGCCGTTCGTAATCATTCCTGTATCTCCAGAAGTTTAATTAATTGCGTTTCACCAATAGTAGTGCCTTTGCGTCTATTACATGACCGACAACTGACAGCAATATTTCTAGGATCAGATGAGCCGCCCAATGCGACTGGAATTATATGATCAAGCTCAATGTCGGAAAGAGAGAGAGATTTTGAACACATATAACAGATGCCGTGATCTCTAAGATAAATCTCGTATCTTCTAGCGGTTTTTTGAGTCCTAGTGCTTGCTCGATGTTTTGATGTGTGGTCCATTGACTTACAAGTTTTAGAACAATATATGGCATTCATCTTTTTGCCGGTTAATGGTGTTGAACATCTTTTGCATTGGTGAATATTTATTTTTATCGGACTTCTGGTCTTCTTGTTTTGATAGGAATACCCACATTCATAAGAACATAGATAATGATTGGGACGGTATTGCTCAAAATCCCGTTGACATTTTAAGCAAGACGAAATACGGCCGCGATGCCATTTCGTGATTGCCATAGATTTTTATTCTACTTCAAACAACGGTGGCCATTCGGCTCGATAACACACACTACCAGTCTTGTGCATGTCCCTCAACAACCTTGTCTGCTCAATCGCCTCAGGTGGCACACCCGCCGAACTGTGACTGAACGAATCTTCATGCACACGCCAAGTCCACACACAACGCGAATCAAACACGACAGACAATCCTTTAGCACGGAAGTCAATCCAGAAGATCCAATCGTCAAACCACACAGGTCTGAACGGGATTTGTGTCGCGACTTCTTTACGCATAAGAATCCAACCAGGCATCCCGTTATGGTCAAGATCTAGAAGACGATTGAACTGGTCAGGTGTGCCATAGCAGAATCCGTTTTGCCATCGTCCCATCACATTGATTGCGTCACCGCCATACGGCATACCGTCAAAGAAGTTCTTGTCCATCAAGTCATCAACTGGTTTGTAGATAACCCATTCGGTGGTTGCGACTTGGAACGCTTTGTTGCAAGCCAACGCAACCGAACCCATGCCACCGATCTTCGAAGGTGCGTCAACAAGTATCCAACCTTCAGGCAAAACAAGTTTCGTGTCCGACACAACGATGATCTGTTCAGGTTGCGGATCTAATCTTTGAATGTTTGCGATGTGTTCTTCACCGAACTTGTCCCAAAACTTTGCTGAACACGGTGTGATGATTGCGACAGGTGCGTTCATCTTCGGCGATACCAAGACTCAGGTGCAAGACCTGATCGAATATAGGCAGGATAATAATCGTCCATCTCAACTTCCCACAATGTTTCACCGCGTATTGAACGACCAATCCGATAGTTCTCGGCCATGAATGCTTCAGGGTCATCGACCATTAGTTCTTGATGAGAGAACGACCGCATCTTGTTAGCAGCCCATTCAGGTCCACCCATCCACGACACATGCCAACCTGATCTCAGATTCGGCAACCGTTCACGATTCGAGCGCATGTGTTGCGCACCACCACCGCGTTGACCGTACGGTCCCGCAACCATCGTGTGTTCATCTGTGAGACGCCAATACGCCGACATCACGAGACGCTTCATCATGTAACAATGCCAACCTTGTTTCAGTGTGTCAATGTCGGCTGGGTTCCATATCTCGTCGCAGTCTGCGACTGTCACGATGTCTTCGGCTTGTGGTTTGAATTGTTGCAACGCAACAAACAGATGGTCGCGTTGTGCGTGTTCCGCCGCCCAGCCAAGTTGATGCGGGTTCGGTTCGAATGTTTCGTAATGGATTTTGCCGCGCCAACGATAGAACCTGTCAAGATCAATGCCGTGCGGTTTGGGTTGACCCATGAAAGTTGTGGACGATTCAACAATGATGAACAGATCAACGACTTCGCTCAACTCCCACAACCGGCATTCGAGCATGTCATGTTCTTGGTTAAATAAGATGCAGTCGAAGACTCTCATCAATCCCAACTGAGATCTAGTCGGCGTTGCAGATCCCACTGACCTGCGTCAAGTCTTGCGTTGCGAAGTTTGAACAACTCCAGATTTGATGCGAAGGTTTGCGAGTTCTTACCTTGGAATGAGACATCGGACAGAAGTGTTGACGAGTTGTCATGCACGATCATGTCTTGAGATTTGCGAATCGTTTTGCCGAGACGCACAGCGCGACGCTCATAGTCGTTGTCTTCGAAGTACGCGGGATGGAACGCTTCGCAGAACAGGCCGACATCTTTGACTACATCGGAGCCGATCCATGCGCAAGCCCACTCTGGTGAACCTGTGAGATGAATCTCGTTTGGATAGCACGACTCCCAGAACTGTTCAAGTTTGTCTGGCATGAACCAGGCGTCTGAGTTCATGAGAATCCAACCAGATGCGAACGGTGTCATCTTGATGCCAAGATTCCAAGAAGTTGCCACACCAAGATTTGATGGCATGTCCAAGATGTATGTTTTGCCGTGCCGACTGTGGCGTGGCATGATCAAACAATCTTCTTCAATTTTGCCTCCGTTGTCGATGACGATGATCTTGTCGACTGGGAAGTCGAGCGAATCTATGCAGCGTTCAAGTAGGTCGTATCGGTTGAGAACAGGTATGACTATGACCGGCACCATGTAGACAACTCCTTCATCGCAGGCTTCCAATACTGCTCAAATACTGTGTCGGCTCCGTACCCTAGGGCATGGGTGATTGCGTCCTGAGAACGGCTCCTAGGTGCGTTATACGCCGACTTGAGAGCGTTCACGATGTCAGGCACAGACGGTGTGAAGAACCATGACTTCTGTGCCGCATCCCACCATGGCTGACCCTCGACCGTCCAACCGTCACCGACCAGCTCAGGTTGCGCTGTGAAGTTGCTGACGATCACTCGACACCCGCACGCCTGCGCTTCGATCACAGGAATGCCGAACCCTTCGCCCATACTGCAGGCAAGAAGAACATCGGACGCCGTGTACATCGCAGCCATCACATTCTGTGGCATACCATGCCGATATGCGTACTGGTCAACGACCTTGTACTTGTCTGGCGATATGCCGACCGCATCCATCAATGTCGGCAAACTGATACCAGACATCGCACCATCAGGTTCCGTGTACAAATACAGCACCGCATCAGGATGATCTTTAGCAAAGATTGAGAACGCAAGAATGTTCTCAGCCCACGCCTTACGGGCAGGCTGATTGCCTTTGTTCGTCGCAACCATCGACACAACGAATCTATCTTCTTCCCAACCCATGAACTCTCGACCAGTCATCTTGCCGCCGTTCTGCAAAGCAACCGACTCGGTTGGTTGGAATACAGATTCGATTGCGTGAGGAACATACAGATGCTCAACTCCTGCAACATCCAACATTCGTGAACCAAACTTTGACATCGCGATCGGTCTCACATTTGGACGCGCACACCATTGCAACACATCTGGCGGTGTCGGCTGATGATCAATCGGAACCCACGACGCGATGTTCTTCCAATCTTTCAACGACTCAGATTTCAACACCCACACATCAAACAATGTCATCATCAAAGTCGGCGTCGACAGATCTTGACTTGCCCATTCGGTTGTGTGCGCAACAAGTACATCGTCGCTGTATGCGGCGAGTCCTTGTGGGTAGACCTTGAATCCGTTCCATGTTGATGACGAACCCGCAAGTCCGTACATTGCGTGGATTGCTATTTGGTGGTTTTCTTTCGCGAGCCTTTGGATGACTTGCGCGGTTTGCTGACCGTATCCGGTGGCGGCCCAAGGTGCGTTGCTATACCAGAGGATTCTGAGTCGGTCGGGATTGGCTGATCGGACACTTCCAAGTAGTGCGCTGCGCCCACTCGGACTAATCGTTCCGCCAACGCTCCTGGCATCTCGACTGGTATGCCTTTGACGATTACGGTCTGCCACATGATCCTCCTAAGTTTAGTGCAGATACAGGAAAGCCTCGGCAAGTCCTGCACGACCTTACCGAGGCTTAATCCTAGTCACAGCCCTTGCGGACTGTCATGTCTGTTTTCGGTTGCTCTAATTAAGCAGCGTTACCGATGAAGTGGCGGATATGTGAAGTTTGGACCAAATCTCCGTCAATTCTCATTGTGGCCCTGAAAGTCACTAAGCCCGCATTGAATGCGAAGTCATCGCTTCGATCCAACTTGATACCGCCGACTTGACGAACATAGTACGAAGGAAGGTGTCCGAAGATTACCGACTTCGCGCTTGTTGCCGTGTCTGCCATTGCTGGGTTCTCGAATACTGGGTATCCAAGAAGCAAGTCTTGTGCATCGGCGTTGAGTGCTGGTGAGAACACATA